CCTTCCGGAATATCCTTTGACCAGACCATCGCCGGGGCCCCTTACTGACGTTTGCCCTGACTGCCGGCTTGCTTTCCGTTCGCCGGACGCTCGTTCAGTTCGAGCTCGTCTTGCCGCGGTTCGACATGCGGTTCGCCGGCGGGCGTATAGAGTCGGCCGTCCTGCTCGTAGGCGGCACCAGGCACGCCGATCACGATGCCGTGCGGCTTCTTCGGGTCAAATTTCATCGGAATGTCCTTCAGGTGGAGGTTGAATCGCGGTAGGCGAACATCAACTGTTGCGCTATCCACTGGATCGAATAGGCCTCGAACTCGTTGCTCGGCGTGCTTTCTCCGATGCAAGAGCAGACCCACTGGAAGATGTGAACCGCTTCGTGGCACAGCAGAGCCGCCACGTTGATCGGGTCGACATCGTCGCGCCGTCGAATGCAAACGATCGCGATGGTGTCTCCGGGCGGAATGTTGGTTGCGTCGGTACTATCGAGAAAATGCGTGGTAGCGCCGGCAGTGGGACGCGATAGAAATGGTGAGGGATCGATCACACCGAGACGCGTCAGTTCGCGCTGGTACTGCGCGTCGGAGATACAGAGCCCATACTGAATCGGGCTCCATATGAGGCTGCGATCGAGCCGTTTCACAGCCGATCGAGAACGTTGTTGCGCTCGACGAATCCGCCGGAGTACTCGGGCTCGCCCGTGTAGTTCTGGTAGCCGCCGTATGCCGGCTCGTTCGTGTACATCGGCTCCCACGGCTCCATCGGAACGCTCTCGCAGCCGCGATCGAGCGCCGCCTGCGACACGCCGCTGCCCGGGTTGCTGCCAAACGAATTCTTGGCGTGCGCCATGTCTCCAGGCGGCATCTGATTGGCGGCGCGTTCTTTGTGCGAAACCCGCGCCGACTCAGCCGACGCCCACGGGCCCGGATCCTTCTCGCGCGGCGGGTCCTGCTGATACGTCGGCATATTGCCGGGGTTCATCTGATTGGGCTCGGGACGGTGCTTCTTCTGCACGGTGTAGCCCGTCTTCTGCGTGTAACCGTTCGACATGGTCGACTCCAAAAGAGAGGGGCGCCCGAAGACGCCCCTCAATTGCTGCTCACGCGCTGGCGTTACTCACCCTGGCCGCTGCCGGGATAGCCCAAGGGCGTGATTTTCTTCATCGGCATCGGCCGGATATCCGCATCCGGCTGATCCTCGATGTCTTCCCCCGGGGGCATCACGTTGAACTTGGCGTCCTCGCCCGAGGGCGCGCCCTTCTTCGTGATATACCCCGACGTCACGAAACCCGTGGCGTTTTCGTCGTTACGACCCTTCATGATGTCCGCTCCTTACACAGTGACGCTTGCGGTCGGCGCCGGCACAGCCTCATATGCCAGCGCCGCTTTGCCAGTCGCGTCCGCTCCGGTGACAGCCACGAGCAGATCTCCCTGACTCAAGGCCACACCGCCGGTCGCGGTCGATAGCGGCACGTTCAGCGTCGTACCGGCCGCGCTCGTGCCCAGCGTTGCCGTCGCTAGTGCCGTCGTCGACGTGCCGCTCACCTTGCTGAACGCCACCGTGTGCGTCGTGGCGGTGCCGGCCGTGGTGACGGTCAGTTGCGCCGAGTAGGCGATGTGACTCGTGAAAGCGCAGAACTTCGCGTATTGCGTCGTCGCCGCACCACCGATCTCGCCCATCGATTCCGAATTCCGAGCCGTATAGGTCGGGTTGTCGTAAGCCATGCTTCTGGTCGTCATGACTCGCTCCTTACGCGGCCGAATCCCACTTCACGATCCGAACGTTCTGGACCAAAGTGGGGCTGTTGTGAACGATGCCGTAGCCGCCGAGGTAGTACCAGGCGACACCCTTGGAACGACCGTAGTCGGTCGGAATCTTGCCGCGCATCTCTTCCGGGACGGCGATGGCCTCCGCGACCGTATCGTTGCCGAAGAAGTAGATCCAGTTCGACAGACCGTTGGTCCACGACACCCCGTTGATCGTCTTGGAGATGTTCGTCTGTTCGACGTAACGGGTGTTCTCGTAGCGGCCGATCTCGCCGTTCATGATCAGCTTGAAGCCAGTCTCCGTGTACTGATGGATCCCTTCCAAGTTGTTCTTGAACGTGCGCAGCGTCGTCGGCCATGCAATCGCGTAATAGTCGTCGGCGATGTACGCCGGGATGTTCCGCTCCTTCATGGTGTCGACGATCGCCTTCGCGTGGGCGTTGGTGTATGCCGCCGAGTTCGTGCCGGTGACCGTGCCGTTGGTGTACAGCGTAACCGCTGACGTCGACGTGCCACCGGTCGGGATGACACGCAACATCGTCTGGTCGAACTGCGTCCAGGCGAGCGTGTCGAGCGTTTTCGTGCAGTCGTTCTTCAACACGCGGTTGATGATGTCCGTCACCGGGAATTTCGACAGGTCATCGAGCTTGCCCGAGTACGGTACCGAATTGCCAGCTTCCGCGATCGTCAGGGTGCCCTGCGTGATCTGGAAGTTGGTTTCCGGCATCGTGTTCGTTTCAACCAGCGTCCCGCCCGCTTGCGCGACGTCGGAGAACACGTCATAGGTGAAGATGTCACCCTTTTTCTTGCCTTGTTGCGACGCATCCTTCACGTCGCAGAATTGACGGAACTTCACGAGCGGCTGCACCGACATACGGAGCACCCGCGAGAGTTGACGGCTGTACATATAGCCGCCGAGGCTGTTCACAGCCCAGACTTGGCCTGCCATTTTCAAAGCTCCTTAAGCTTGGCCGCGCCGCCGTCTCTGCTCGGCGATGAACGCCTGTGTATCATCGGCGTCCGATTCGACCGGATCGACTTCGTCGCGATTGATCGGAGCCACCGCGCTCGCCGTCGGGATGACGGTCAAGCTGGCTTTCCGATCGTTCTTGTCCTGTGTGGGGTTCTGCTTCGGTACAAGGCCATCCTTCCACTTGCGCAAGCCGTCGCCGATATCCTTGTAGAGATCTCGGTAGGAACGCTTGTCGCCAGATGACCGTGCTTCGGCCTCCTTGCTCAGAAAGATTCCGCCTAGCACCGGGTCTTCGAGAAGATCCTTGTATTCAGACTGGACCCAGGAAGCAGCCTCGCGGAACTCGATACGCGCGTCGATCATCGAGGTAATCGATTGATCGTCGACGCGACCGTTGTTGCGCAATTTTCCGATTGCTGCCCGGGCTTCTTCATCACTACCCAGTTGGATGGCGCGTGCAAGCGCCGCATCGTCGTCCTCGCCTTGTACGGGCTTGGATGGACTAGCCTCGGCAGGCTGGGCGACCTTGCCGGTATTCAGTTCTTTGGCTTCCTTCAGAATGCG